TCTTATTTGCAAGATACCAATGCTGTTGAAGTTTACAATGGTACAGCTTGGGTAGGTGTTAGCGGTGCAGGTGATGTAACTGAAGTTCAAGCTGGTACAGGTATATCAGTTGCTAGTGGTACTGGTCCGGTACCAGTTGTTACAAATACTATGGCAACGGCTATTGATGCTGAAGGCGATTTAATAATTGGGGATGCAGCAGATGCTTTTCAACGCCTCGCTATTGGATCAAACACACACGTTTTAACAGTAGATACAAGCGTTGACGGCAAAATTAAATGGGCTGCCCCTGCTTCAAGCGGTGTCAATAAAAACTATCTAATTAACGGCGGTTTTGCTATAGCTCAGCGAGGCACTTCTTTTACCGCTTCAAATAATAATGATGATGCCTACACTTTAGATCGCTGGTATATTCTTTCAGACTCTAATGATGTTATTGATGTAACTCAAGACACAACTACAGTTCCGACAAATGGCCAATTTGCTATTGCTTTAGATGTTGAAACAGTAAATAAGAAGTTTGGTATAGCGACAATTATAGAAAACAAAGATTGTATTGGGATAATTGGCAACACAGTTACTTTTAGCTTTAAGGCTAAAGTAAGTGCAACTACTAAATTGGATAATGTGAAAGCCGCTATTGTGGCTTGGTCAGGAACAGCCGACACAGTAACAAGCGACATCATAAGTGCTTGGGGCGCGGAAGGCACCAACCCAACACTTATTGCTAATGCTACTTATGAAAACAGCCCAGCAAATCTAAACCTTACTACTTCTTATGCCACTTATTCAGTATCAGCGGCGGTAGATACAGCCAGCACTACAAATCTAATTTTGTTTATTTGGTCAGATGTTACTGATACTACGCTTGGAGATTTTTTATATGTTAGTCAAGCTAAGTTAGAATTAGGCTCAACTGCAACTGCTTTTGAATATGCAGGTGGCACTTTCCAAGGCGAATTTGCAGCTTGCCAAAGATATTATCAAAGATTTACGGCAGCACAAGCTTATTCAAGCTATAATTACGGGTTTGCTTCAGGCACAGGCCGCGTCAATTCTGGTCTAGTGTTATCAGTTAAAATGCGAGCCATACCAACTTTAAGCACTTCTGGAGGCACAGGATTTGAGGTTTCAGATGGAGTTACAGCAATTCAAACGACAGCAGTTGGTTTAGGAGTAGATGAGCAAAGAACCGATTTTACTTCAATGTTTGCTGATACCGCAGGTGGAACCCTGACAGTTTATAGACCTTATAGAATAGAAAGCAGAAACAGCACAAGCACTTACATTGACCTAACAGCGGAGTTATGATGCAAAAATATGAAATAATTACAGAAGATAGAGGAAGTGTTATTGTTAGAGATAATGGGAATGGCACTTTGTCCTATATTCCAATAGATAACAACAATCTTGATTATATTGAATATTTGCTTTGGCTAGAAAATCAAGCCTAGCACAATCCCTCAAGATTCTGTAATTTAAATGCTATAATAAATAGATATGGCAAAGCTATGCAAGGCAGGGATACAACTACGCGAGCAGATAGATGATGCGTTCCCCGATAGAAGTAGAACTTCACCAGAGGGGTGGCTCGGTGATCAACGTCATGCAGCGCGTAAGTCCGATCACAATCCAACTGCTGAAGGCATTGTACGTGCCATTGACATTAACGCTAATCTGCAAACCAACCCAGCCGAAGCATTTGATTTGGCGGATCAGTTACGGCTACTTGCCAGAACTGATAAGAGAATCAGTTACATTATCTTCAATAGCAAAATTGCCAGTTGGAAGAAAAACTACAAGTGGAGAAAATACACAGGCATAAATCCACATAAGACACACATCCATGTTAGCTTTACTGCTAAGGGCGATTCAGATGGCAGTATGTTTCAAATCCCTATATTGACAGGAGAGCCCTTAAATGGAGCAAGCAAAGGCAGTAGCAGCAAGTTGGGCAAGAAGCTTTTTAGCCGCAGGAATAGCAACCTATTTAGCGGTGGGCTGGGATGCACCTGCAATTGTAAATGCAGCGTTAGTAGCAAGCCTTCCAGTAATACTGAGATGGCTTAACCCTAACGATACGGCATTTGGTCGGCGTTGAGCCCGGCTGAATGGGCAGGCTTTGTAGCTGCCATCCTTTCTTGTTGTGCCTTAATTGTCGGTGGGCTTAGATACATTATTAGACATGAAGTGCCATCAATACTTGAGGCATCAAATATCGTGTCGCGCATAGATAAACTTGAATCAATGGTCTTAGAATTGCTTACTCATGAGCGCAAGAAAAATATCAAAAAGCGAACAAGCCGCTAAGCGTAAGCGGAAAGAAGCCGCTGCGCGTAGAACAAAGGCTGACATTCTGCTACCCATAGATATTTGGGCTGCATCAATTGTTGAATGTTATGAAGCCTTAGTCCGTGCTGGATATGGTGAAGATAGGGCGCGCTGGTACATTGAAGAACAGCTGCGTTTACCCGATTGGGTAATACAGAATCCTAATCATTCTCCATATGAAGATGAAGATGAGGATGACGATTAAGCGAATTGTAGTCATATCAGACTTACAAGTACCTTTTCACGATAAGAAAGCAGTTAAGAATGTCGCACAGTTCATCAGAAAATACAAGCCTGATGACGTTCTATGTGTGGGCGATGAAATTGACTTCCAAACAATTAGCCGCTGGAGCACCGGTAGGGATGAGTGGTCAGGAAGCATTGGTAGAGATCGTGACGAAACTGTCAATGTCCTCGCCGAGCTTCAAGTACGACATCTCAGCCGAAGCAATCACGGAGCAAGGCTCTACAACTCACTAAGCAAGCGCCTGCCTGGGCTCATTGGTCTGCCTGAATTGACCATAGAGAAGTTTCTACACCTGGATGATTTAGGCATTACCTACCATACCAAGCCATACCAGTTCCATGATGAATGGGTAATGGTTCATGGCGATGAGCAAAGCACTAAGCCACATGGGGGTTTAACAGCCCTAGAAGCTGCGAAAAGGCATGGTAAGAGCGTTGTTTGTGGTCATACCCATAGGCAGGGCATATCATCCTATTCTACGGCCTCTGGTGGCGTTTTAACGGGCGTTCTTACAGGTTTTGAGGTGGGACATCTAATGGACATCTCAAGGGCGCATTACACCCGTGGAACGATGAATTGGCAGCAAGGCTTTGGTTTGATGTACATAGACCGAAAGCGTGTCCAGCCAGTAGCTATTCCAATAGAAAAAGATGGCAGCTTCTTGGTTGAAGGTAAGCGTTATGGTTGAGGATATTTTCCCTATCTATAGAACTATAGATGATCATATGGATAACTATGATGGCGTGTCGTATCTTGACAAATAGCATATAGACCCCTCAAAATAGGATTTGAAATCCTATTTGAAAGGGGTTTAGGGCATGACGATTAAGTATGATCGTAAGTCGGGTGCGTATACCGATGGCAAGCACTTTGTGCGAGCTTCATTTATACGTGATTTTGCTAAGAAAAAACTAGGCATGAGCCAACAACGCGGCAGAATAAGTCGCGCTGTTCTTGCTGCCTATTTTCTAGATGTACATGGGGTGAGCGCAGATGTTGAATGATATGCGTTTGCTTGAGTTAGCGTTATGGTGTTTTTTATTTGTGTTAAGTGCATACACAATTGGTGTATTCATTAAGGAAAAAGGATATAAGGAAGGCTGGGCAGATGGGTACAGGCGAGGGAAATCAGTTGCGAGCGAAAGACATTTTGACTAATGCTAACGACACGATTATTAACAGAGGGTCAACGCATGGTCATTACGACCAAACTATGTTACGAACGGCAAAGCTTTGGGAATCCTACTTTGAAAGACCAATTGAACCGATGGACATTGCAATCTGTATGGCATTGGTCAAGCTCGCAAGAATCATGGAAACTAAATCAAATCACGATTCTTGGGTGGATGCCGTTGCCTACTTTGCCATTGCCGGAGAACTCGCCGTCAAAGATTGGAATGATCTTAATGCTTTCTAGGTCACCTAGAGGTACTTGGTGTGACTATTGCAAAGGCAGATGGGGCACTAACACTTTACGTGGACAAACGCAAGCTGTATGGCAAATTACTAGTAAGCGATATGGCAAGTTGATTGTCAGGCATTACTGCCAATCTTGCGCCAATGAAGTTCAAGAATGGCCAGATGGTAGCACGTGGACTTTAAAGGAACAAATTGACTATGCAAAAGGAGAAACACTAGATGTTTAATTTAGCAAATTATGAAGATGTAGATACGAGGATACACAAATTTTATGAAACCTATGAAGACGGCTCAATACTCACAGAACTTATTACCAATGACGAAGAAAAAGGCATTGTCATATTTAAGGCAGTTGCTTATCGTACCCACGTTGATACTGCTGCTTCCGCTATTGGTTATGCGCGGGGCGCTCGCAAGGATAGGGGTGTTGATCGCGATTTTTGGTTTGAGAATTGCGAAACTAGCGCAATTGGAAGATGCTTGGCTAATCTCGGATTATCTGCTAAAGGAAAGCGAGCAAGCAGCCTTGAAATGGCTAAGGTTAATGAAGCTGCGACAAACGCTCCGATACGTGTACGCACAAAAGAACACAAGGAGTTCTTAGATGCTAACAACAAGGAAACTGAAATCATCTGGGATACAACGATTGAGCCACCGGCTGACTATGAACCCGTATTTGAGAATGCAGTTGCTCTTGTTACTGAGAAGTTATCTGCCCACCCTGTTCCAATGTGTAAGCATGGCGCTCGGGTCTTGCGTGAAGGTACTGGCAAAAATGGTGCTTATCGTGGTTGGGGTTGCTTACTTCCTATGAGGCAAAAAGCTGAACAATGTAAAGCAATATGGATGATGCTTGGTAAGGATGGAACATGGTCATTTAGACCTGAAGATGAAGAATTGTTAGTGGGGTGATGAAAATGTTAGTGCTAGATAAATCACTTGACGTGTGCGACAATTGCAACGAGCCAATTACGGCTGGGTCTGCAAAACCTTGCAAATGCCACACATGCCAAGTAAGGACTAACTAAGTGAGTAATCAAAGTCGCAAGCATAGAGGCTATGCAACGCAGCGCATTATAGCAGAATATCTGCAAGCGCAAGGCTGGAAGCATGCACTACCTGTTGGAGCTGGTAGAGATGGTTCAGACATCACCGGAATTGATGGCCTGGACATTGAAATCAAGGCCAGGACAAACCTAGATTTGTCTGGGCTTATGCGCCAACTTCATGATCGCAAGGCAAACAAAGGGATGGGCGTGGGTGTTCTACGTCTAAATGGTCAGGGTGAGAAATCCGTTGAGCAATACGTTGCTGTTCTCACCTTGGCTGACTTAGTATATTTATTGCAGGCAAGTGGCTACTGAACCTAATCTAATACATCGTTGCAAAGGATGTGGACTATGGATATATGGAAAAAGAGATTACTGCGAGGAATGCAACACGCCCGAGGTTACGCACAACTAACAAATAGATTTGACACTATGAGTATGCTTAGCATGCCAGCAAGCCTGAAAGGCAGCTTGCACGGCAAGCAAGCAATCGCCAGAGCTGTGTTTATTGCTGGCTTAGCAATTGCACTACTGCCGCTGCAAACAATACAAACAAACGCTGCTCATAAGCGCAGCTATCATGTTATGAATGTTAAGTTATATGCGTATAATCAAATGGAATGGAAGCAGTTTGAATGCTATAACTGGCTTATACATCATGAGAGTAGATGGAACTATAAGGCTAGAAATGGTAGCCATTATGGATTAGGACAGATGCGCTCTAAGTGGTATGGCACACTAGATCCATATAAGCAAGTAGATGTGCATTTAAAATATGTTAAGCATAGGTATGATGGGTGTGCTTGCAAGGCATACCAGCATTGGAAGGATAAGGGATGGCACTAAAGCCATACAGAGCTACCACTCATTGGAAGAAGATAAGGTTAAAGGTGCTTAATCGTGATGCATGGACTTGTAACTATTGTGGGGAATCTGCTAATGAAGTTGATCACGTATATCCCAAGTCCAAGGGCGGTGAAGATACGTTGGATAATCTGGTGGCTGCGTGTAGAAGGTGTAACATCAAAAAAAAGGATGCCGTTTTTTTAGGCGCAGCTTCTACCCCCCCTGCCTTTCGCTTCAATAACTCTCCAAAACATACAAATCGGTCTGAATCGGTACAAAACGGACACACAACAATCCACGTTGATGCTGATTCACCCTTTATTAGTCCAGGTCAGCCGGGGGCTAATTGAAGAAGGCACTTAAAGGAGCAACCAAACCACGCTTGCAGAATGCGCCGCTAAAAGGAAAGTCCAGACTAGCTGAGGTCAAGAAGTTTCTTGATGATCTAAACCTTACGCTGCTACCTTGGCAGGAATATGTGCTAAAAGATTTGCTGGCAGTAGATAAGGCTGGCAAGTGGCGTAGAAAGACATCGTTGCTTTTAGTAGCACGTCAAAATGGAAAGACACATCTAGCACGAATACGCATATTGGCAGGGTTGTTTGTTTTTGATGAAAAGAATATAGTGGCTATGTCATCTAACAGGGGTATGGCCTTAGATACCTTTCGCAAGGTAGTTGAGGTTATTGAGGATAACCCAATGTTGATGGCTCAGGTAAAGCAAATCCGCGTGGCCAATGGCCAGGAATCAGTAGAGCTTCTTAACGGGGCTCGGTATGAGATAGTCGCGGCAACAAGAGATGGCAGCCGTGGTAAGACGGCGGATTTGCTTTACATTGATGAATTACGTGAGATAGATGAAGATTCTTGGACAGCAGCTAAGCCGATTACTAGGGCTAGGCCAAATAGTCAGATATTTATGACTAGCAACGCTGGTGATATGTATTCCACAGTACTGAACAATATGCGAAGCATGTGCTTGTCATATCCACCTGCCACTATGGGATTTTGGGAATATAGTGCTGACGATTTTAGCAAAATTACAGATCGTAACGCCTGGTATCAGGCTAACCCGGCATTGGGCTATCTAATTGATGAAGCAACCATTGAAGAAGCAATAGCCACATCTAGCGTTGAAGCTACACGCACCGAAACCCTTTGCATGTGGATTAGCGCGCTTAAATCGCCATGGCC